GCGGTGATTGCAACAGCGGTAATCGTAACAGCGGTAATCGTAACAGCGGTGATTGCAACAGCGGTGATTGGAACAGCGGTAATCGTAACAGCGGTAACAGGAACAGCGGTGATTGCAACAGCGGTGATTGCAACAGCGGTGATTGGAACAGCGGTAACAGGAACAGCGGTGATTGCAACAGCGGTGATTGGAACAAGGCTTCCAATGTGGTTGGTTGCTTCAATACTGAAAATCAGAAGCTGCGGTTCTTTGATAAGGAAACAGACATGACCTTTGAGCAGTGGCGAAATTCTGAAGCATGTTGGTTGATGAACAGAATTGATTTCAGACCTGCTGACTGGATTTGGTCAAATGAAATGTCAGATGCTGAAAAGGCTGAACATCCTGAACATGAAACCACTGGCGGTTATTTGAAAATTCGTGACAACACTGACTGCTGCAAAGAATGGTGGAACGGTCTTAACCAAAGAGAAAAGCAAGTCATCATGAGCATTCCCAATTTTGATGCAGATAAGTTCTTCAAAATAACTGGGGTAAAGGTTGGGTGATTCTGCATGAACAAGCTAAAATAGTACAAATATGTGTTGTTGAATTACCTGATGTTACAAATGGGCATGAGATATATGCAATAGTAGAAAAGATAAAAAATAAATATAATAAGGAGGGCGTATAAATAAAATGGAAAAGATAAAATATAAAAAGGGTCGGCATGTTGTATGTTTTTGGGATAGCTTAAACGGAGAATTAGCAGAAGATAAACTGAACGAATATTGCAAGAATGAACATGTGTACCCACTGCAAATAGATGTTGTCGATATGCGAGACGATAAACAGCCAGGTGCAATATCTGCGTGCAATATATTATAGGAGGTAAAGTAAAATGAGTTGGGATTTTTGCGATGTAAAAATCATTAAAAAGACAAGAAAACCGCATAAGTGTGTATTTTGTGGGCGAATTATCCCTGTAGGTTCTCAAAACATCGAACATTGGCACGGATTACATGATGAGGGTTTCCAATGTTCATATGCATGTCATTGGTGCGAGAAGCATGAAGAACGGTTTATAAGCGATAATTGGGTTGATGATGAAATATTAGATTTTTGGGAATGTCTTGAAGAAGATATTTTTTCAGAAGAACTTCAACCGTATAGAGATAAAAATGGAAGGCTGGAAGTTTATGGGAAAGCGGAAGATGATTATTTTGTATTTTATTCAAGTAATACAAACGAAGAAGTTTTAAGATTTGAATGCCCGATAATATCGGAGGAATAATAACATGAATAAAAAAATTAATTCAAACCAAAAAGGCAAGCGTGGCGAGCGTGAGTTCGTAGCTCTCTGTAGAGAATACGGCTTTGACGAAGCAAAACGTTCACAGCAATACGCAGGCGGCGTTGACTCTGCTGACGTTGTAGGCTTGCCATATGTTCACATTGAAGTAAAATTGTGGGATAGAATAACGGTTGAAGACGTTAGATCTTTTTTGAAGCAGGCAATAAAAGATAGCTATAACAGCAATAATATACCTATAGTGGCTTATAAACAAAAGTACGGCAAATGGTTTATAGCAATGCAATTGAAAGACCTTGCGGATATGTATTCATTCGTTGTTATGTATGACAATATGAAAACACACATTGACAAGGATTATGAGGAGTATTTCAGCAGGGAGACGTATTATGCTACTATACCAGCCGATGACTGGTTTATGCTTTATAGGGAGTTCTATTCAGGGATGAAAATGCTGGAGGATAAAGGGAATGGTTAAATATTGTGAAAATTGTATTAGGTTCGACATCGACAGCAAGGACGGCATTTGGCATAAATGCAATCGGAACAAAAAGTATCCGAAGTATGTTATGCCTAATATGGTATGCAAATATTGGGCGATCAATAAACCGAAAAGCAATAAAAAAGATAACGGGCAAATGTCATTTTTGGGAGGCGAATTCAATGGATAAACATCAAAAATTGGTTAACAAATTAAAAGGCAAGACGATAAACATCGGCAGCTATGATTTGTACTCTTATATCAGCATAGAACGATATATTTCGTTATTGGAAAATATGATATACCAATACAGTTATATTATGAACAAAGATTTGCTGAACGGTATACTCAATTATATCTACGACGGGTGCAATATAAAAATTATGTTTACGGATAATGGGAATATGAACATTTTGGTGATAGATAACGTTGGTGGTAAAGAAGTAGGGCACGACCAATTGCTGTATGGAGAAGTACCAATAAAAGAATTAAAAAAATATATTAACTATACCAAAAAAACGTGGAAGGATGGTAAAAACAATGGCTAAAAGATTGCGTTCACCAATAGTTTGGCTCGGAGGTAAGGGACATATGATTGCTAAAATATTGCCTTTACTGCCGCCACATAAAACCTATGTAGAACCGTGGGGCGGAGGTGCCAGCATTTTAATAGCAAAACCGCCGTCTGAAATAGAAATTTACAATGATTTGGACAGCGATTTGGTTATGGACAATACGGCAGGCGTATGTTCTACAGGCGTAGCGGCAGAGAATACTAAAAGATATTGGATATGCATAGAAAAAGAATTGGAATATTATGCAAAAGTTAAAGATAGGTTTGATACAAAGGAGGCAAAATAATGGACAATAAGGAGTGTAAAACTTGCCAACGCTGGTACAAAGGCAGATGCCTTGCGTTAAATAAGCAGCAGGATAACTGCTGGGCATGGACAGATGATGAGTTTTGGAAAGAAGATTATAAGGTAGCATTGAAAAAATATAGGGATGTAAAAAAATTAGGAAGTTATTATTTTAACAGGGAGAAGCCGAAAGAATTTAGAGATTTATGATGTGTATAACAATAGAGGGGAGTTAATAGTAATGATTAAATGTCCTACATGTGGTAAGGATACGATGGAAGTAACTATTGTTGTAAAAGATGATAGTGGAAAGTATAAATATATTATGACTGATATAATAGCATGTGTATGCCAAACCTGTAGTATAATTGGATTTATACGAGTAACCAAACAATCAGACCAATCTACCGTGAGTTTATCGGATTTGATTGAAAATGGAGACTTCATTGAAGTTAATGAATATACCGCATATAATATATACGGTTTAGTTAAAAACATGAAGAAGCAATGAAAAAATATTACTGTGAAACCATTTACCATGCAATGATGAACAAATGAGAATAGTAAATAAAAATACTTGGCTTTTTAAATTAAATACTATATACTATATAATATAGTAAAGTTTATTAAAGATAAAGTGGGGAGGAAACATAATTATGTATACAGTAAAAGAAATTGCAGAGATATTTGGAGTATCTATTCCAGGCGTATACCTTTGGGTTAGAAATGGTCTACCTCACAAAAAAGAAAGAATTGTTGGGAGAAAAAAGAGAATAGTAATTGACCCTAAAGATGTAGTTAATTTTTTAGAACTAACTAATGAAGAAGAAATAAAATACTATTCCAAAATAGTAAAAAAATAAAATCAAAAATATATGCAAGGAGATATAATACAATGATGAAAACGTATAAATTTAAATTGTATACGAGCAAACGCAACAAATATTTAAATCGTCAGATTAATATAGCAGCTAAAATCTATAATCATTGTATTGCCTTGCATAAGCGGTATTACAAGTTATTTGGGAAAAGTTTAAATTCTTATGCAATCATAAAGCATATAACAAAATTAAAAAAACGCCCAAAATATGCATATTGGAATACACTTAATGCTCAAGCTATTCAGGATGTTGTAGAACGCATAGATAAAGCATACAAGTTATTTTTTATTAACCATAAAAGAGGCATAAAATCTGCACCGCCTTCATTTAAAAAAGTTAAAAAATATAAATCTTTTACACTTAAGCAAAATGGTTATAAGTTGTTTGCTGATAATAGTATTCAAATTATTGGGAGAAGATACAAATATTATAAATCAAGGGATTTAGAAGGAACTATTAAGACAGTAACCATAAAAAGAGATTCATTAGGCGACCTATATATTTACATCGTATGTGAAACGCAAGGGAACGAAGTCATTCCGAGAACAGGTAAAAGTGTCGGGTTTGACTTTGGGCTAAAAACATTTTTAAAAGCATCAGACGGTAATGATATTATATCACCTGAATTTTTTAAACAAAGTGAGAACAAAATTAAGAAACTTAACCGCAATCTCTCAAGAAAGAAGAAAGGTTCTAACCATTACAAAATGGCTAAACGGGATTTAGCGAAAGCTCATAAGCAAATAGCTGATAAACGTAATGACTTTCATTTCAAGACAGCTCTAAACCTGGCATCTGAATATGCTTTTATTTGCATTGAAGATTTAAACATTAAAGCAATGCAAAAGATTTGGGGCAAGAAAATATCAGATTTAAGCCATAACAATTTTGTAAATATCTTAAAGTATCAATGTTCAAAAACTGGTTCTAAAGTAGTCGAAATTGATAGATTCTTTCCTTCCAGCAAAACTTGTTATGATTGCGGATATATTCTCAACGAACTTCCTCTTAATGTAAGAAATTGGGTTTGTCCAAATTGCGGCGTTATACATGACAGGGATTTTAATGCCGCTTGTAATATTCATAGAGTTGGGACATCAACTCTTGGAGAAGAAATTGTAAGACCTGTCCAGCAGGCAAATTTTGATGATACCAGAATCTCTCGGCTTTAGCCGCAAGGGAGTATGCCACGATGAACCAAAGAGAATTAGAAAATCTAATGTAATATATCCGCTTGTTGAATGGGGTATGACAGAAAAAAATTGTTTACAATATTGTTATGACAGAGGTTTCAATTGGGACGGGCTATATACCCGTTTTAAAAGGATAGGTTGTTATCTTTGCCCGTTACAGTCAATAAAAGATTTAAGGACTTTATACCTAAATTACCCAAACTTATGGGAATATATGGAAAGACTTGACAAAAAATCTATAGAAAAATTTGGTAACAAATTTACGTATAGATATAGCATAGAAGAATTAAAAAAACGATTTGATCTTGAAATAGAAATTAGAAATGAGATATTTAAGAATGTTTAACTGAGGAGGGTATTAACTTGAAAAATTTAGGTTGGAACTTGTATTGTGGGAATGAACAGGATTTTTACCAGAACTTGCTTTGTAAAGCTGAACCCGTAAGATCAGAAACGGAGATTTCCGATTGTATGCCGCAAAACTGGGCAGTAGTGCATGCATGCAAAGAACCATTCCACAGAATGGCTTTACAGTACGCAGGTCGTGGTTGCCCAAAAGATCACCCTGATTATTTATGGTCTGAACGGAGTGGTAACAGACTCGCTTTAAACATGGTAGATGTGCCAAACCCATCATTTTTCGACAAACGTATGATTGATAAAGCACTTGATTTTATCGAAAAAAAGTTGGATGAAGGGCTGAATGTATTGGTACACTGTAACGAAGGGTTCAGTAGGAGTCCTTCGATTTGTTTGCTTTATTTGTTGAAACATGGTAAAATTAAAGGAGACACGCTCGATGATTGCATAACAGAATTTACAAAAGTATATCGTGAATATAATCCTGGTATAGGTATAAGAGGATTTTTAGAAAAATATTGGGAAGATTATTCACTAAATATTAACTAATTTTTAAAACGAAAGGGAGTGGTGTTTTATGCCAGAGATCATAGTTTTAGTTGATCCTGGCCATTAGCCTGGTGGATTTGATAATGGGGCTATTGGCAGAAACGGAACAAAAGAAAAGGATGTTAACTTGAAGATAGCAAAAAAACTTGGCAATTTACTCACACAACAAGGTATAACTGTTGCTTATACACGCACAACAGATGTTGCTTTGGGGATTACAGAGAATAAAGACTTACAGGAGCGTGTTCGCTTATCAAATGAAGTATACAAACCGAAATATTTTGTTAGTATCCATAATAACGCTCATGACGACAAAAGTATAAGAGGTACGGAAACATTCATCACAGGCAGAGGCGGAGAGGCAGAACCGCTTGCAGAGGCTATCAATGAATACCTTGTTAAAGAAACAGGGCTTCCAAGTAGAGGCGTTAAGGTTAAAAGTTTCTACGTTTTAAAGAATACAGACGCACCAGCAGTCCTTGTCGAGGTTGCATTTTTAAGTAATCTTGAGGATGAAAAACTGCTCAATGATGATGCATTTCTAGACAAAGCATCTACTGGAATAGCTAAAGGTATAGTGAAGTATCTTGGTAAGCAATGGAAAAACGTGAATACAAATTCAGACGAAGCTTGGAGTTGGGCAATAGACAAAGGCATATTTATGCCAATTACAGATAAAAGCGAGTCAATAGAAGCAATAGAATTAGCCAAAGCATTATATAAATTGTTTGGCGTATCTGCAAAGACAATTGATGGTGATACTCTGATTGTCGAAATCGATCCTATGGCGTTAAAATGTAAAAATATGGTATTAAAAACGGGGAAAGAGATCATAAAACAATACAGTAACTTTATCAATGGAAACTTCTTTCTATGGGATAATAATGGCAGCATAAAGAAAACAATAGGCTGGATGGTATCCGAAGGAAAGATATTATGCAGCAGATATGAACACAAAGAATTCAGCTGGGACGGCAACCCGAAGGGAACATTCCTCATACGCAAAGACGGCACAGTCGAAGTGGGCTGGAAATGGGATAGGGATTTAGAAAAGATCCAGGACGATATTTGGTTTTGTGTTCAGGGATTTAATCTATTTCCTCTGTCATACAATCTTCGTGATGGCATGGCAACAGAGGGCTGGGATTATACTACTGTCGGATACAAAACTAATAGAGTTAGTATTGGGTATAATTCAACAAAATGTGCCGCTATAATATGCATACAAAAAAATAGTAATGCAGATGACGCTCAAAAAGCTATGATAAAATATGGTTGCAAAAACAATGCGATATGTTTGGACAGCGGATTAAGTTGTAACGCTGCTGTCGATGGCGAACCGTTTATATTGACTGATAGGCAATTAGCGAATATAATATACTGGTAAGGTAAAATAAATTATAAGGAGTGATTATGATGCCTGAACAAATTCTATTATTAGTATCAATTCTTACTCCAGTTATAAGTGGCGTGGTAGAATTGATAAAGCATGCTGGTCTAAAATCTAAATATGCACCTATAGCTGCTGTAGTAGCAGGAATGTTGCTTGGTTTAGCCTATGTTTTTGGAGATATGAGTATACCTATAAGACTATGGGCAGGTGGTTTAGCGGGTTTAGCCGCAGGTGGGTTTTACAGTAACATAAAAGAACCGATAAAAAATAAATGAATCAATAGTTATAATAGCGAAAATATTTATTAATGGAGGCTAATATCAAATGATTATCCGCCTCCATGATATTGGTCAAGATGATCTTGCATTACGCTGTCTATAGCTACATCTGTTTGGGCTTTAGTATAATAATTGTTTGAAAGAATTGTTCCTATTTCTGTTTTAGTGTAATAATTGCTTAAAGCAGTTGCGACATAGTTTTCCGTTGCAACTTCATAACCAGCTTTTTTAATACTGGTTTGAACAAGCAAATCTTTATATACGTATAATTCGCCTGCATATATATGCATATACTTTAAATTTGTTACACCAGAACCTATTGTTGTCTCTTGCCCTATTTTTAAGATTCCTTCTCCTGAGCTTGTGCTATCATTTTTGAAGATAGCATATGGTAAATTTGATTTATATAATCTAAGTGCATTGCCTACAATTGCATCTGTTTCAACAGTGATAGTAGAGTTTGAGGTTATGCTTCCGCCTGTTATTGTACCTCCGACAATTGTTGGACTCATTACGGTAGTTGCATCAATATAGGTTGATTTTATATATGATGGCAAAGTAGGTATGGTAGGCTGGTCAGTTACTTGACTCCATGATATTGTTGCACTTGCCCCCATAATAACGTTAGTGCCGACAATAAGGCTTTCTATTTGAGCCGTTGTTATCTTTGCTATGTTTGTTGTAATTTTATTTGCCTCAAGGTTTGTAATTTTGGCATTAGTTATTGTAGCATCCTGAACATTATATCCACTCATTCTACCACTTGAATTAAAGACACTGCCGACGAAGCTTGATGTATCAAAAGAAGCTTTCAGGCTTTCAACAAACCTTTCTTCGGGATCACCAAGTTCAAGTTCACACTCCCATGGTCTGAAAATATTATATTTATAGCGTATTATCCTCGGTTTAGGGCTTTCAGGTGCAACGTCAGGGTCTATAACGTCTACCAAATCGCCTACTGCAAAATATTCGTGTGAGTATTCAGGCAATACTCTTGCATCCACAATCTTAACCCGATATAAATATCTCGGATGACAATTTAACGCTAATTCAACAGTAGCTATATCTTTAAGCTCTTGTGCGTTTTCAATATCTGGATTTCTATAAATGCCTATATACTCATTTGCCGTATAGGAATTATTTACCAAATATTTGACTCCGCCATTTACCGATGCTATATCTAAATCATCTTTGCCGAATGGGTACAATTTTGTAATGATACGGTTGCTTTGTGTTCTTGTAATATTTTTGAGGTTCTTCTTGTATTTTATTTGAAATCCTGTATAGTTTTGCCATGTATTATTAGACCTGAGGCTTACAGTTTTATTGACGGAATCCCATACAATATAGCCGCCCCAAATTTCTTGAATTGTTTTAATTAGCTCTAACCGACTTATTTTTTCTGCTTCAAGATCATGTATTCCTGTAACGTCTACAGTGCCTACAGACCATCCTGATCCATTCAATACAGCATACATAGCGTGGGCAGCTGTACCGACCTGATAAAGCCCTCCTGATAAATTAGATCCGCCGCCTACAATTATAACTGCTAAATTAGCAGGCACAGGAATATTCGGATCATTGCTTATATATGGTTCATTGTACTTTGTACTGAGTTCGTTCCATCGCTCTACAGCCATATATTTGACCCATAGCTTATTATTTTCATCACGTACAACATCAATTGCGTCGGGTTTAAGTATATTATATACCTTATTATTTGCCCAAATTTGACATTCTGGTGTAATCTCAGACAATTTTGGAGAATTGGCAGGTAACAAAAACTCAAGCGTAGATTCGGCATTTAGGCGACAGTCGGCGTATACGTCCTTTAATCCATCTGCCTGAGGCGATAGAAAAGCTACAGTTTTGCCGACTGCATCACGTATTTCAATATTTTTTGGTATCTGCAAAATAATCTATCTCCCTTACAAATATTTTTCTGTCCACTTGATTGTAACATTGCCGCCTGCTGTTACTGCAGTATTCCCAGGTTGAAGTAACGGGAATATGCCACACCATTTATCAAGCACGTTTGTATTATCTATTTTAGCTGTTTGGGCATAAGTATCAACAATTAGTTTCTTGCCAGTTTGTATAGTTCCGCTATAAGTTAAAGTTTCGCTTCCAATCTTTATGGAAGGGTCGACAGCCTCGCCTGTTATCTCTATGATTAATCCTGTTTCGAATGTTCCTGAATTTGTTATCGTACCATTGCCAGTAAGAGTTTTTTGCGTTGTAAATTCAACGAACGGATAACTCATTTTAAATGGTATAGTAAACTCGTGCCATGTAGGATGGTTTGTAATATCAATTTTGCCTGAATATTTTACTTTATATACCATATTTTCATCATCTTGAAAGATTAGTTTTTTAGTTCCCGAAACAGGGTTCAAATACATTGCAATATTACGTCTGATTTGTTCTTTTTCTAATGGTGATAATCCATCAGGAGTAGCAACATGAAGATCAAGATACCTTGCTTTGAGTTCACTACCGAAGTCAAATTCACCATGCATACCAGGAATTTCTTCCGTATTATCACGTGTAGAAGGCAATAATTCTTTTCGGCTATCACCTATAACAATAACACCTAATGGTTGCAAAATAGAATGAGTTGTAACAATAAAATATTCCGTAGCTGTATATTTTGTTTCGCTTATGGTATCATCGTCTGCCCCTGTATCTGGAATATTAATGTTGCTGATTAATGATAATTCTTCTCCACTAATGCTAAATTCTTCCAACAATGCTGGTGTTACAAGTATAGCTATAATGTCTGTAGCATTGCTGCTTTCAATAATAAGAGACAAAATATTGCTAATACTAAGTGTTTCAGCTGTGCAATTAGCTGTTTCAGACATAAAAACATGTTTTGGACGTACGTTGTATTTGTTTTTTACATTATATAAAAAGTTGGTATTGTATTTGCGTTCGTAAGCTATATGCAGTATATCATCTGTTCCAGCACCAGTATCAGCTGTTGTAATGGGCAAAAATGACATACTTATAAAGTCTATACCTATAGCATTATCAACCGAAGTCAGATTTAACGATAATTGGTTGATAGAATATACACTATCGCCAGTATCCGAAACTTGGACGACGAGTATAGGAGAAGAATTGTAATTAATTTTGTTATTGTATTTTAAATTAGTATTATAACTTAACA